TGAAAGACCAGAGGAGTACCTACATAAGTACCACGAATGATACTTCGTTCTGTGATGATGGTGAGGTATTCTCCTCCGATCAATCCTGTAATCGGACCTACTGCTGAAACTAAATCTTGAAAATCGGATTGGGATGATTGTCCTCCATCTTCCCATGTAGCCGTATCATTCAACCCACTCCAACGAACACGCTGTTTGTTAACAGTATATTGCTGTAGCTTATGGGTTTCTGATCCGCCTGTTGCCGATAAAGTGATTACTGTTCCTGCAATAGCGTTAGCTCGGGAGGTTGCTAATTTTATTGTATCGGCATCTATCTTAATCACATAGTAGACAGAGCCGTCAGTCAAATTCGTTAAACTTGTATTACCGTTATTGTCATAGACAACAGTATAGCCTGTGAGCCATCCATGTGCAGTAATGGTTATTGCATTACTTGAAATGGCACTTGAATCAAATGTCTTGGCAGTTTGAAACTCCTTGGTAAATCCTGTCATCAGGAAATCTTTTACCGTAGCCATGTATTTGGCTTGTGGTGCTGTTCCTGTTGTTGTTGTAATATTGGCAAACAAGGAAGAATTATCCAAGTCAAACTGCTGAATGGGATTTACATAATTTGATGCAAAGACATTTGTTCCAAATTGTGTAAAGCTCCAATAGGTTCTGTCGTTTTCTGTATCCAGTCCGTCATAGCCTGCCGCTATAGAAACATTCGACCAGGTTTGTGCTGATCCATATTTATACAGTTTTGCCTTATCGCCTGAAAATAATGTTGTATCAGTCTTGCCGTTCTCATCTATGGCAAAGGATGTAAACAATCCTCTTGCTTCATTTGTGAGAGCATCGCTTCTTGATGCAAAGTTCGGTAAAGCCCTGTAGCCATCAGAGTTCGGTATGACATTATTCGCCTTGGTTGCACCACCACTCATGAATGGGTTGGCATCTGGAATATAATCGCCAAAAGGAATCATTACGCACTTACATTAGTTTGTGGCCAACTTCGTGCCTTCGCAAATGCTCCTGCTGGTGTCATCTGTAATGGGGAACCGGAATGTTGTTCTTTCGCATCCCCGTCCTCGGCATTACGAACGGCCGTCTGATACATCTCTGCCCATACGGGTAATCGTTCATCGGCCATGATGAAAGGTTGTGCCTCTAACAGGCAACCATATAAATATAAATCAGGGTAATCTTTTAGAATTTCATTGGTAGCATTGGTTGAACTTAACGGCTGCACTTTCTTGTAGTAGCACATTTCTATTTCGCTGTTACCCGATGGTGTTGGTCCGAACATAATATTATCACCAAGAATGGTGTAGTAAATGGGACCTGCATTTCCCTGGCTGTGATAGATCCGGCTAATTTCATTAGGGGACATATATTGAATAAAATTCTTACTTCCTGAATTGAGTTGGATATAGACAAATTGAAGATAATCGCTGGGCAGAGGAATCTTATTGTTTCCCCCTGTTGCATTGGTGATGGTAATGGTAATGGTCGGTCTTAAACGCAGTTCTCTTGCGTGTCTTGCCTCTGTTAAATCTATGAAATCATCGAGATAGCTCGTTAAATCTGTTCTGTTCAGATAGTTGGCTACTGCTGTTTTTAAGTTTGAATACGAATCTAGTGCCATTATAAATTTCCTTGCCAAATACGAAACGCCCTGTTGTCAGGATCATTTATCCATTTCTTAAATCGTTTCTTGTCCTTGATAGCTCCGTGAGGGTGCATGATTCCTTTCTTGGACAGTTGCTGAACAACCACCAATGGAATACTTGCTGCGTGATACCAATCCTTTTTCTTATTGTGAAACTCTCCCAAGTTATGCTTAATCTTGTTTTCTTCTAAAACAGGTTGAACATCTTGCGTGGTTTCTATGTGTATCTTACCCTCACCTTCATCACTATGAATAATTGTTTGAGTAACCCCTGTATTCTCAATAGGTAATTTTTTACTCACTATTCAGACATCTCCGTTACTGATATTTGTCCTGCTCCTGTCGCATACGCTGAAATGGTATCCGATGGACTGACTTTGATTGTTATATTGCCATCAGCACTTAATAACATGCCATCTTTGCTTGCTGCGGTTCCCTCTACTTTGAAGTAACAATCAATAGTTGTTGAAATATTAACAACATTAATTTCCGCACTTATGGCGGTCGTTATTACACCAACTCCAGAATGGTCCTGAACAGTATATTTAATTGGTCTATAATAATATACTCTTGCCATGATTTTCCTTATCTGCGAATGATGTAGCTTACATCTGCTGTTGTTGAAGCAGTTTGTTCACCGTTACTTTTTAAGTTGAGTGCATCACCAGCCTCTAATTGTATAGTGCCACCAAGAGATAGTTCCACTCCTGTTTCATCGGCTGTTGCATCAGCTAAAGTTGCATCAACAGTTGTATCCGTACCATTTTTCATGATGTCGAAAGTTGTTGTTGCATCAATAACTGTATGACAGTTAATCCAGACTGCTTTGAGTATTCCTCTATCAGGAATCACGCATACTGGACTTTCGTTGTCTGCTGTTTGAATGGCAGTCATGTTGCCACCCATAATAAAATAATCGTTTAATGTTCTCATTGTTTTTTCCTTTATCGTTCTGATCTTTTGATCTTCAATAAATAAGGGGCCTATAAAGGCCCCCTAGGTTTTCTTAACTTAACCTAAAATTAAGAAGATGTTAGGTCTGCAACAATACCTGATGCTGCTTCGTTGCGTGATACAAGACCACCTTCAACTAATAAGAGCATGTGAGTATTATCGCCAGTTTTTGCTAGTTCGTGAGTTTGGAAATTTCTTAAGAAATTGTAACCCCAGTATTCACTATCCAGAATAAATGCCGATCTATTCGACATGAACCTGTTAGGAACAACTGACATTTCTCCAAAATCTGAAACATAGACATCAACTGCCGCTATTACTGTTTTAGCAGGAACATCACGAATTGCCGTGCTGTTGCCTGTAAATGTAGAAAGTTGTTGCTTGTTGAACGCACCAACCATGATAACATCAGGGTTTCCGCCAGAATCATAAGCCGCTTTAATAACTGCTTTTAATTGTGATTCAGCGAAAGCTCTTTGTGTACCATTGGTACGATTATCAGAACCATCTCCTGTTGGAGCTGCTCCGCCCGTACCTACACTTTGGTTAGTTGCGATCCAAGTCATCACTCCGCCAGTTCTTCGGGCTACGGAAGATGATCCTACCGCTTTGCCTGTGTTAGTGGCTGTGAGTGCAAATTCGACATCTCTCTTTAACTCCTTCGCATTTTTCGCAAGAAGATACGCTAATTCCGTAGTTCTTCCTGCTGCATCTACTGCATCATCCGTACCTGTTACGATAAAGTTTTTTGCAGAGATTTGCGTGTAGTTATTTAACTCGGTTGTAGCGGTTGTAGCCGCACCCGTATAATCATCACCTTCAATTTTTAGGTTATCTGCCGCAGCAGCAAGTGAATCCGTTAACCATTTGAATTGAGTATTATGGGCTTTGCCTTTACCGCTCATCGAGAAAAATGGAGTTTCAGTAGGAGAGATGTTGTAGATGATATTCGCTAAATCCTCACGGATTCCCGACATATCATAAGTATCAAAAGTTCCACCTGGTTGTGACATTTGATTTTCCTCCTATATGTTTATTTTTGTGAAGCCTCTAACCATGCTTTCATCGCATCTTTAGTCGCCTGGTTATTACCCCTGTTACTAAATTTGCGTTGTTGGTTTAAGGCCTTGTCCACGGATGTCATTTCCCCTTCATCTACACTATGAGATCGGCTTGTGCTTGCAACCTTGGGAACCCTTTTCACTTTCTTTCCCCCTAACTTTGCTGTGCGTAATTGGTCCATTCGCATGGCATCATACGCCATCAGTACAGTCCGGTGGTCGGTAAGTGCGTTCAGATCCTGGTCGCCAAAACCTTTGTTTTTCAAGAAATTCGTAAGGTCCCTTCTCGCCTTCTCCCCTTTAACGGGATCACCGAAGATGGGTGCCTTTTCCGTCAATAACTCCTGTTCCTTTACAAGAACATTCTGAAGTTTTTGCTGATAGGCTTCTTCATTCTTACGCTTTTCTGATTCCAGTTCTGTTTTAAGCCTCTGGTGCTTTTCTCGCTGTTTCATCATATAAGCCTGCTTGCGAACATATTCGGTAGGATCTTCCTCAAAGAGGCGTTCCAATTCCGCTTCGTTCACTTTCGGCTCAACCGATGTTGATGAGAGTTCATTCAACCGTTGAACATATTTTTCTCTCTCTTGATTTGCCACATTCATCTGGTCCCTTATCTTCAATCGTTCATCCTCAACGGATTTACGATCTTCGGATAACCTCGCAGATTTTTGTCGGTAATCAGAATCTTTGGAGTAACCTTTCATAAGTTCATCAAGGGTAACTTTATGATTTTTGCCATTGACTTTGACATCATAGAGTGCCTCGTCTTGTGAAGTTGTGGTGTCCTCTGATACTAAATCCAAATCGTCAGGTGTTAATTCCTGTGGATCATCACTTTTCGTTTCTTCTTTCGGTGATGATTTTTGCTCCTCGTTCCCCGTGGCCTTGGAATTATCCAAAAGGTTGACGAGAGCTTCTTCTGCTTGAAATTGATTCAATGCAGATTCCTTCGCAGGCGTGTCTGCCATTGTTCTCTCC